TCCAAGTGGAGCACCTGATTTAATATCAGCAGTCTCAACACCCTCACCGTATGCAATAGAACCCATCTCTAGGTTATCTGTACGTGTGGAGAATTTACCTGGACCTGCTGGTCCAGCCAGTGGATTCATCATACTCACTGTTGTTCCTCCTCTAAAGTCTCTAAGTCTTGCGCCATCTTTTCCCAAGCCTGATTGGTTTCAGTCTTTTGGTTAGAATGGTAAATGCTTAATTCATATAATGATTCAAAAAATCCTGATACAACTTGCGAGAAGTTATATGCAGTCTCTGTAAGTATTACTACAAAATCGGAAGAGCGTATAGGACGACGTATTCTATTATGGTCCATCGTCCTACACACCTTCCATTAAAATAATTAACCCTTTTTTGTCTTCTTACCTGGGCGACCTGCTGGCATCATTGATGCCATTACCTTACCGCCGGCTGGCTTGGAGTGATCCATCTTGCCTTCCTTTGGCTTTGCCATTGGTGCGGCTGCGCGTGATCCTTTATTCATATTTCCACCTCCTCTGCTTATGCTGCGCCGGTGATGCCGGCTAGTAGTTGTGCTATATCGGGACGTTGACCAGCAGCAGGGGCCATACCACCTTGAGGTTGTGTTGGTTGCGCTGAGGCTGGGGCGGGGGCCGCACCTGCTGCTGGATTCTGTTGCTCCATACCTGGTGCCATAGGTGGCATCTCTGGGGTTGGTGCTGCTACTGGTTCTGGCATAAATGCTTTTTCGATAATGTTTTCTAGGGCTTGTCCTTTTTGGCGACCTTGGATAACAGCAGCGATACGGCTGATAATCTGTGAAGGGTCTTGGCCTTGCGCCGCGAGTGCCGGTATCGCCTGTGCATACTGAGCAACAGCAACCCGCAAAGAATCGCGCATTTCTTCAATGTCAACACGTTGTTCCTCCTGTGTAACGTTAAGATCCATCGGGATCTCACGACGTACATAGTCGCGTGATACGAGCTTGTCTGAACGCATTTGTAGCAAAGCGATGATGGCACGGTTAGGGTCCATACCAGACATAATTCCGTAACGGACATCTACGCCATACTCACCCTTAATGTCGCGTGATGGAATGTACTTGAGTACATAAGGTGTTCCATCGTCTGAACCCTTGATGGTTTTAGGAATACCACCAAAAATCTTCTCGTCTGCTTCAAAACAAACAGAGATAAGTTCTTGGAACATACGAGCAAACTGTGCTTGTGCTGCCTTGATCTGTGTATCAAAGCCTGCCTGTAGCGCTTGTACGCCACGACCAGTAACAACGGATGCGTCAATGTTGCCTGAGCGTGACTCAGGATAGCGAGCACCTAGACGTAGTTCACGCTCTAGGACACCGGATTCAGTAAAGACTCCAGGTGGAAGTTCTAGTGGTACACGACGGATGCCTTGTGGATTAGCAGAACGCATAATCGCGTCTGGTCCGAGTGCCAACTCCTGCACATCTTGTGGAATAGCAATAGGTGCTTGGATAGACTTTTCAGCAGCTTGGATCTGCAATACTGCAAAGCGAGCACGAGCGAGTTGTACTGAGAGTACATCATCGAACTGACCGCGTGCTTCTCCGTCAAGGGAGGAACGCATAATGACAGATGCCATTGGCTTGCCTAGTATGTTAGGCGTGCTAGATAAAACTAGGTTCTTACGCTCTGGTAGATATAACAGGTCTTGATCTTTATCGTGGTACTTGACCATTGAGATATAAGGCGAAGACAACTGGTACTGATTGCGACCTAGGATCTGGTCGTAGAACTCTGGGTACTGTGCAGCCAATGTCTCTGCATCGGTAACAATAACTTGGGTAACCGATAAAACTCGACCATAACGATCTAGCTCTGGGTAGGTACCAAATGGGTTAAGCATACGGATACGAGGATTATTATCATCGTAATCCATCTCAACCATACCAACACCTAGGCCGTAGGTGTTATACCAATCGGCTGCGGTATACATTTGGAGTTGTAAATCAGAGTTTGTGGCGTAAAAGTTAGCGATACGGGTGCGAGTATCTGCAGCTTTACGTGCTGTATCGGAAACCATATTGGTTGCTGAGCAGTTAAAGGATGGCAGTGGAGCCATAGCTTCTGCTAGATCACGTGCTGCTACGTCAATGAAGTTGGCAACGAGAGGCTTTGGATAGTCCTCTGAAAACATAGCAGGGTATACCTTGGAGATATCTCCCTGACGTACCGAAAGCACATCGCGCATACGCTGGTCACGTGCTGCTGATCGTGAGCGTAGCCGCGCTACTTTCGCGTCAACTTCTTTGACTGATAACAATGGAACTCCTAATAACTGGGGGTAAAACTATTAACGGTTGCCTCGGCCTTTGCCGTATTGAGGTGCGGCTGATCCTTTTAGACCAGTCTTAGCAGCTCTTGTTGTCTCTTTAACTTGCTTCTTTAATTCAGCTACGGCGTACTCTTTGCGTAAACCTTTTTTACCATCTGCTGTTGCTCTTATAGCTGTTCCAACTGCTGTTGGGATATCGCGTGCTTCGCGTGCTGTTGTCTTTACACGACTTGCAACCTTGCCTACTGCGCCTGCTGCTTTAGCAGCTAGTGATGGTGACTTCTTCTTTGCAGCGGCTGGCTTAACAGTAACGTTCTTTGAACTTGTTACCATTGAACCTGGCTTAAATGTTTTCTTTGGTGGGACTGGAGTAGCCTTAGCGGTACCAGTGATCTTGATCTTTGGCTTTTCTGATTTCTTCATTGCTATCTCCTTAGATGACTCTCATTTTATTTTGTTCAGCGAAGGCTTCTTCTAAGTTAATCACTGTTCGCTTGCCCATCTCTTGGCGAGATAGGAATGGATTTTTCATATGGTGGGTGGCATACTTTCCGTAGTTGAGCATCTCACGTGCTCGGATCTCACAGAACCACAAAGCCATTACCATATCGGTCTTACCCTTAGTCGTTGGAGTCCAGGTAATTAACTGCTCGATCAAAGCCTTGATATTCTCAGTCTGATCTGATGGCAGATGTATTAAGTTATCTCGATGGTGTTTGCCATCAAACTGCTTAGTACCAAAGAGGGTAGACATAGAAGCTACACCAAAACCGGCATCCCACTTGTTAGAACCAGTGTGGTGTTCCTTGAACTGGACTCCGCGAGAAGCCAAGTGCATACGGATACCTTCATCTTGTGTTAAGAAGGATTGGAAGGCGTTCTTTTCGACAATCCACTCTGAGGGAGAGTAGAGGGATGTCCAATCAAAAATAAGATTACGGATATCGGCTGGAGACGGGCGGCTAATTTTAATAGCATCTACTATGTACCTCTTGCTCGTTGATCGGTCAATGGCGTAGCAGATAGCTGCAGTATCGCCAATCATTGCAGGATCAAGACCGCAAATATAAGTAAAGCCATTTAAGTCTCTAGGATGGCCTGGGTGACCGGCAACTAGGTTACCTGCCTTACGCATACCGTCAATAGATCCCTTAACACATACCGGATCAAAGGCAGCGTTTTCAGAAACATCTTGCTGTTGATATACTAAAGCCCAGGTGCTTGCATCCATTGCTTGGCGTTCGTTGTAAAGGTTACGTCCAGACCAGCGAGGATAGAGGCCGTCTTCGTTCTTATCAGATTCTAACTGTCCATCAAATGGAGCATCGGATGCTGGCCATAACGTAACCCACTTGTCGGGGTCTTCATCTGCCTCAAGCAGGGCCGGCATCGCTAGATACTTCCAAGGAACTTGGCCACCAGGGTAGCGGTCCTCTGAGCGTAGCTCGCGGTATAGATCCACCGAGGCCACACGAGTTCCGATAATAATCAGTTTACCCGTAGGGTTAAGACGGGAACGCACATCCTGGGTTAACCAGCGGATCTGCTTCTCAAACTCATTAGCGTTCTTTAAGGTCACCGCGTCATCTACAATAATCATATCTGCACGCTTACCGTAGATCTGACCACCGATACCAACGGCTTCGATGTTTGGGTCCTTTTCAGATGACTCACGGAGTTCATCACCAAAGGTGACACGGGTTGCTTGCCACGAAGCAGACTTGGAATTAAACCCTACGCCAGCAGCATAAGCTGCCTGAAGCTCTTGATACATTGGATGGGTCAGGCGCTGCTTGATGGCGTAGAGAAAGTCGGCAGCTAACTGCTGCGTTTGGGATACAATCAATACTCTAAAGTTAGGATTCCTACATACCTGCCAGGTCACGTAGTCCACCGTAATCGTGATGGACTTGGCGTGGTTGGGCGGGATATTTATCAGGACGCGGTTTGCTGCCAAGCCTGGCTCAAACTTCATAGAGGGGTGTAACCAACCAGGCTCTCTACCCTCGATTACATCTACGATATTCTGCTGATGGGGGAAGGTACGGCTATGCAGGAAACGTTGCCGGAACTCTGTAAAGGTCAAGTCGTGGACATCGCCGGAGGCGAACTGCTTATCCTTTAACCCTAGGCGGGTTCGATCTACCTTATCTGCAAAAACTTTATCTGTGCGCCGGTAATACTCATAAGTCTTAATGGACTTGCCGGCAGAGCCGCAAGCGGCATCAATGGTCATACCTTCTGCGACAGCGCCGAGGATGACTCGCTTAGCTATATCAGCCGAGTTGTCAGCCATTGGACTCCTAAGACCGGCTGGGCCGGAAGTGATTTTATTATCGGGCTGAGCAATTTATCGGAT